GTCTCCATCTTGTAATTAAGACTTTCATTATTCAAGATATATTCATTCTCTTCATCCAAAAGTTTATCAATTTTTACCTTATTAGCATCGATGTTGGCATTACCACGATTTTCCAACTCCTCAATGAAGTTCTGCTGCATCTTCATTTTATCTTTAAGAGTGTCTTTTTTCAACTCTAAAGATTTAACTTGATCTCTGCGAATTCGAATCTGATCTTTAATCAAAGCATTCATCGCAGAAAAAATGCGAATGTCAAGAAGATCCTCAATCACTTCACGACGATTAGATATTGTCAATTGCATAAAAGGCACAAAGGTACTACTACCCAAAATGACAATTTGAGTAAAAGACTTATAGTTCACCTTAAGAATATTTTCTTCCAGAATACGCTGATTAGAACGATCATCTGCTTCCTTATGGAGAGGTTGTCCATTTACTTCAATATCAAAGACATTTGGTTTGATTCCACGACGAACCAAATAATCTTTATTATTAACAGAAAATTCAATCTCAACCACACATTCTCTCTCATTAGTAGTATTCACTAACTGAGGTTTATTGATTTTGCGAAAAGGTTTATTAAAAAGAACAAAGGTTAATGCATCCAACATAGTAGATTTACCTGCACCATTTGTTCCAATAATTAGATTTGTATAATGTTGTTGGAAATCAATTTCCGTGAAGTGATTTCCAGTTGATAAGAAGTTACGGTATCTAATCTTCTTGAAAATTATCATTTTTAGGGGGAATTACGATGTCGTTAGGAGTTATCACTGCATATCGGTAATTATAATACTTACAAGTCTTTATGGCAAGCTCAGCATCAACTTCTATAATATCCATCTCAGCATCTTCTTGATCTTCGAGCATCATGGCATATCTTTCCGCATCATCTTCCTCTTCAAATAAGAATAAAACATTATGTCCATACTGATCTTGAACAGCATAGGCACCATCACTTTTTTTATCTTTAAGAGTTAGAAGATACATTATTCAACTTCGCAAGCTTGTCTATACAAATCCTGAAAGATACCTTTAATTACATTTTTATCAAATTCAAACTCAGAATCATCAATATATCGATTTAGAATCGAAATAGTGTTTTCTTCTTCATCAATTTCAAATTCTTCAGATTCATTAATATCAAAATTCTCAACAATCTTCAGTTCTTGAACTCCAGAGGAATGAAGTTTGTCAATAAACTTTTCAAAATCTTTTGGATTAGTCTTTTTACGGACAATAACCTTTACAATTTTGTTTTCATATTCCGAAGCATTAAACAACTTGTAGTTGGTATCTTCATAGTAGATGTTATGAAATAATTTATAAGGGTTATCAATTGGAGTTAGAGTAAGGTTTTCCGTATCGAATATATGAAATCCTCTAGTATCGTTGACGTCAGACCAGAACATTTCATAGGGATTGCCCAAGTAGAAGATTCGTCCATCATTCGATCGAGTGTGATAGTGACCGGAGAAGACATATTTGAACTTCTCAAATAACTCGCTTGAAAGACCATGATCCATGACGATTTGTCGATTAACTCTAAATCCTTGGAGTTCGAGGTGCCCCATCGCGACCTTGCTAGTTGTCTCTTTAATAAGTTGATAAGATGCTTCTTCATTTCCTTGATTAATCCACGGTAAAAGTAAAATATCCAACCCACCAATTTTAACTTCTGCAGGATTACTATAGGTCTTAATATTAGAGTAAGTCTGAAGAAGAAGTTCTGGAGAATTTACTTCGTTTGTATTCTTATAATATGTATCGTGATTACCAATAATCATATGCACATCATAATCTTTGAGGTTATCAAAAACAACTCTCTTAGACCACTCAAGGCTTTGGTAATCAATTGACTTTCGACTATCAAACGCATCACCCATATGAATGACTGCCTCAACACCATACTCTTTCAGGGCAGGGAAGAAAACATTTTGATAAAAGAGTTCGAAGTAATCATGAAGAAACTTAGAACCCTTTCTAGCACCATAGTGAGTATCACTCAAAATTGCGACTTTCATTTACCACCTTTGCTACGATTTTCTTTCATAGTTAAAATTTGGAGATTATTTGGATGATGTAATCCACCTTTACATATGGGAATAATATGGTCTACTTCGTGAGGAATACCAGTTTTATTAGATATCCTACTACACTCTTCGTAGATAGTCAATATTTCCTTTACCTGCTCTTCTGTTAAATCTGGAGTTTGATTTCTTACTGCTGCTCTTCTTTTAGATGCTCGCATATTATTTTTTTCTGGATATCTTCCCCACTGCTCTTTATATTTTTCATAATTTTCTTCTCTCCATTTATCGAGTCTTTTTTTACCCTTCTCCTTTGTCCTATAAGGTTTCATCAACTCTTCATTATTCAATTTTTCAAGACCTTTTTTCTTCAAGCAAGGAGCACAACTTGAAGTAGAAACATATTTTTCATAACTACCACAATGTTTACAGGCGGTAGAGCCCTCATAAGTTTTTCTACCTTCTTCTATTGCTTTTAATCTATTTTCCCTTCCAACACCACTATATTGATTAGGCATAATGCTCCGTAATGTTATAGTTATTTATACACTATGGAGCATTTAACAATTTTATTCTGCGTGATGTGCTTTCAGGTCCGGATTTGCTTTAGATGGTTCAAAAGGACTTCTATCAAGATTCTTAATCACGATAAAAGCATCTTTATTGTATTTGCGAGTGCCAATAGGAGATTGCCATTTTTTATTATACTCTTCACCTATATCAATACCTGATACTTGAGTTCCTCCGATATCAACGACAATATCGTCATTATAGTCCCATCCTAGTGTCTCAAGTGCAACAGCAATTTTATTGAGAACAGAACTGGAAAACTTTACGCTTTCATCCATAACTTGCTCTTCTGGTTCAAGATTTCCAATCATCGGTTGCGGTACTGAATTTGATCTTTGATACTATTATACTCTGAACTAGGTCCAGAAAGCAAGCTATCATCAACCATCATGACTTCATCAAAACCAGTCTTCTCAATAATTTTGGTTTTAATTTCTAATTGCTTTTTCTCCTTACCAATTCTACGAAGAAAAGCATAGTGAATAATCTGAGTAAAATATGCAAAAGGATTCTTTGATTTTTCTGGATCGAAATTATGAATATATTGAACACAATTTTCGATACCATCAGATATCATATCCTCACGGAACATGTAGTTAACAAAGTTAGGTTTATATGAAAGATGTGTTGCAATCTTTAAAAAACATTCTCCAAGATAATTTGGAATGGGAGGTTTTCCTTCCCACTGCTTCCCTCTTTCCTGTTTTGGTAATTCGGTAAGATCTCTATTGAATGTCTTCATATATGATTTTTCTACCTTTGACCGATAGACAATCATCGCATCTAATAATTCTTTATTATTTACATAATGTTCTGATTTTTTCTTTGGCATAATTCATTACTCTTTAATATTATAAGTTACATTCATTATAACACACTTTTATATCTTGACAAAACAACAAAATATGAGTAGAATACCTTTGTTAGGTTTGAAGATGAAGTTTTAGCTTTCTTTAGAGTCTTCTACCTCTAACTTAAAAATATCTTCTAATCTCTCACGAGCATCTTTTACTGAAGAAATATATCCCATATCTGAAGATGGTTTTACTTTACCATCACTACTTCTTTCTTTTTTTGCTGGTTGAAAATTACTTGTGGAAGTAACATTCTCGTCACTCTCATCTTCAAGATAATTATTATATAATTCGATTAAATTTTCATCTTTAATTTCAGTCATAGTAATAATCTTGTCGGGTTTTATAATAAAGAAATCATCATTAATTATTTCCATCCATGGTTTTATTTTTACAAAGGATCCTCTAGGACTGGTAACAATTTTCATTACTATTGGAGTTTGTAAAACTAATACAGGATCTCCATCGTTATCATCTTTTGATACGAGAGAAAATATTTCTTCCCCTGAAATTAATTTAATAACACAATAAAATTCTTCTCCCATATTAATTCTTAAGTGGTATGTTTACAATATCGTAATTAAAGTTTTCTTCGTTATAAACTTTAATTCTTTCTATTAAATGATTGAGTGTATAGTTTTTTCTGGATTTATAAGAAATGTCATCAGCAATATCGTACAAAGTTGCCTTTGTTTTATTATTACTTTTTCTGAGTACTCTGCCAATTGACTGAAGATTGCGTATTCTGGATTTTGAAGGAGAAGCAAAAATAACATTATGAAGATTTTTAATATTAATGCCAGTAGAGAAAGTGCCATATGATGCTACTATAATTGCATTATGTTCTTTTTCAGTAATTTCTCTTACTAACTCTCTATTTTCTGTATCCACTCCGCCATGAACAAAGAAAACATGGCGATTATCAATCCTGTGATTATTTATCATATCGTATAATGGTTGCCCATGACCTTCAACTCTAGCAAATAATATAAGTGTGTTACCTTTGAGATCAAGAGCAAGATTTCTTATAAATTTATTTCTTCGCTCATGGTTAATGATATATTGAACTTCATCTTCAAAAGTTTCAAATTTATGTGCTGGATGTTTCAATAGAAGCACATTAATATCTAGTTTGGCAACATGACCTTTTTCCATCAATTCTTTTGTTTTAATTACTTTATATGAAGGTCCAAACAATCCTTCTAATATCCACTTATGAGTTTGAGTTCCATCTAGAGTTCCAGTGAATCCATAGCGGAACTTAGCATCTCCAAGTTTTGTCATTATAGATATTAATGACTTGGATTTAAACTGGTGTGCCTCATCCCCAACCACAACGTTAAATCGATTAAAATATTTTCGGGGGAGTTTGTAAATCGACTGCCAGGTAGTAATAATGACTTGGGAATCAGTTTCCCTCTCTCTACCAGCGTATATCTTGTGGCAATATGAACCTACGTCCCAACCATAATCTGCAAAATCTTTATACATCTGTTCTACTAACGAAGTCGTCGGAACAACTATCAGAGTATTTTGCCCGCGCTCAACGTGATATCTCACAACAGAATATATCATCAGAGACTTTCCAGAAGCAGTTGGGGATATCAACAACCTTCTATTATGTTTTAGGGCGTCGTATACTCCCTCTACTTGGTAATCGCGTGGAGCATACTTAGATATAGCAGTCATATAATCTTTCACACCTTCCTTTGAGATCATATCATTTGTCTCGAAAGGAAGACCATAGAATTTATTATCTACAAATTCATATGTATATTCATGATTATCACAAAACTGTGTAATCTTATCCAATAATCCGACATATATTTCCCCCGTCTGAGTATTGAATAGTCTAATTTTTCCGTCCCAATACTTGTTACGATATTGAGGCATAAATTTTGCGCCAGGAACCTCGAAGGTAAATTGATCTGCTAACTCATAGTAGATATGTGGTTCTGCTTTTACCTGAAGATATACCTCATTCTTTTTAGAAATTATCAAATGGGACATAATCCATAAGATTCACTTATGAATATTTATTCGACCATTTTAAACTTCCATTCCAGAACGACTCTATATAAGAAATCCTTTAGATAAGAAAGTCTTTTTTGCTCGTCTGGATGACCGCCTGGCCATTTTTCATACCTAAATTTTACAGATTGATAAAGAAGATAAAGATCTTCAGGACCAAACTGAAGTTCTATAAATGGAAGATTTTCATCAAAATCTTCATTTTCATAAGTCCATTTATTGTCTTCCATTAAAATCCTGCCTGGAATTTTTGCCATTCAATAGCGTTGCTAATATGATAACTTCTGTTTGAGATTGTTTTTATAATTTCTTCTAAAAACTTTAGTTCAACATCATAATATTTAATTTTTACATCAATAGCATTTAACT